GAAACGGAAGTTGAACCCGACTTGCTTCGGGGGTGAGTGCTCAATCGGGATGGACCCGCCACCCGAAGTGCGCGGCAGCATCTTGATTGAGACAGTCTCGCTGCCGGCGTACTCAGTGCCGACAGACCCAATCGAGTCGTCAAAGAACCAGATGATCGAGTTGGCTGCGTGCGCTGCCGGGATCGTGTCGCAGCACCCGCGGCCCAGCGTCAGGTTGTTACCCGACGCCGCTACCACCGAGACGATCTCATCATCGATCATCGCAGCCATTCCAACACGCAAGGCGTTTGCGAATGATGCCGAGAAGTTCGTCATCACAGCGGCAGTGTCGAGATGACCGATGGCGCCCACAAGGGTTGCCGTTGGGCAGAAGCCGAAGTTGCCGGTCTTTGCGATGTAGTCTGAATTTGCCATAGTTAGATCGGGCAGACGTAGCTTGTGTCGGGTGGGTTCTCGCTCGGGTCAACGGCCCCCGGCTTCACTGCGATTGAATAGGTGGCGTTAACCGCTTGCCCTTCTTCGCAGACAGTTCCTACATAGGCAGAAGCGTTGTCAACAAAGGAAAACTCTGCAGCGCTCAGACCCCGGTACAACGAACGGTAGGGAATCTCGAACGCCCGGCTTTCACCGATGCATGGTCGATTGGACGGTGGTGTCCACTGCGGCGGGCCAATCGTGGTGAACCCCCGCTGCGGCAATGCGAACACGTCCTGCACGCCGTTGATCTCGATCTTGCCGTCGCCCACCTTGCCGTAGTCGATGGTGCCGACGCGAACAACGGTGTCGGGAATTCCGCGACTCATGTCCTGAATGCGGATCACCATGCCGGGCACGATCTTGTAGCCGCGACGGTCGAGCGAGAACTTGTAGCGGCGGACTGACGGGCTGGCCGCCTTCAGGTCGCGCTGGGCAAGGCGCGTGGCAAGTTCCGCAGTCGGGCAACCCTTGTACTCTTTCGAGAGACTGTTGATGGCACCACCGGCCGATTGCAACGCTGCCAGATTCGACGCTCGAACGGTGCGGTCTTCATCGGTCACCGGGTCGCGGTAGGTGACACGCACTTCGTTGATCATGCCGCTTTGGTTCGAGACGTCCGCGTCCTTGATCTCCAGCAATCCACTGTCGTGATCGAACAGCGGCAGGTTCGCCTTCACGTAGTCGCCACGGATCAGGTTGATCTTGATCTTGGCGTTCGTGCGATCCTCGTAGACAGTCGCACCGATGTGATCGAGGATGTTCTGAATGAACGACTTGATCGAGTCGCGGCGGGTCCAGCGGATGCAAAGGCCGAACTTCTCTGCGAACAGGATGTCAGCAGCGTACCGCCAGGAGTCGTCGGCAAAGCGTGCCCGGTCGAACCCTCGACCCCACTCTCGGTTGGTCATCGCCTCATAGACGATGTGGACAGGATTCATCGCCTGAATCAACGCATCACCGAGCCCAATCAACGGCGGCAACGTCTCTGTCCACGAATAGCTGTAGGTGATGTAGAGAGGACGGTCGGGGAAGTACCACACGCCAGGGCCGCCGACGTGGATTGGTGGCGCGTAATCCGATGTGAACGAGATCACGTTGCCGGCCACGGTGTAGTCAACGCCAGGGACCATTTCGGCAAAGAAGGTTCCGCCGTAGGTTCCGTCACCAGTGTCGCCCGCCACGTACTCGAACTTGATGCTATCGACGCTGACCAACGCGCCGGCAAGGCCCGTCAACGTCAGAGTCTTCGGGGATGTGAGTGCCGTCGCAGGGGTCCATCCTGTCGTTGGATCGTAGTAATCGACGTAGCTTGTCAGCGATCCCGAGAGCGTCTTCGTTTCGCCATAAGTGCCACCTTGCTTCTCGCCGGCACTCACCGGACGAGTGAGCGAGATGATGGCCTTCTCGGGATACCACGGATCACCATCCCAACCCTTCAAGGCGCGTCGCACTCGGAACGCCCACGGCTTCGGGTATGGATTCATCATGGAGATGAGCCCGTCGAAGAACACCGTGAACCGACGACGGAAGCCCGGCATCGGGGACTTCAGCGTCGTTGCGAGCGCGGGGGGTGCGACCTGCGTCGGCTCGCCCATCATCACGGTCAACGGACCTTGGATACCACCTTCACCATCCTCACCACCAAAGACATCGGGCGAGTCGATGGTGACTTCACCACTGACAGCCTGATTGCCACGCCACACCGTCTTGTCGCCGACCTTGATCTCGACAAGCTCATCTACCGGCCCACGAGACACGCCCATGTGGATGCCGAAGAAGTATTTGAATCCAACGACAGCCATCAGTCTTCTTCCTCGCCCGCGGCTTCCTTGCGAGCAATGCCTGCAACCAGTTTGCCGAACGCATCGCCTGTCGCCTCGAACACGCTGGCCGGATAGCCGTGACTCACGAATCGCATGTAGTCAAGGCCGTGCCGTGTGGCCCACTGCCGGGCGCCACGAGAGCACAGTCGGGCCTTGCGCATGTGCTCGACGGTCACCAGCGGGTCAGTGAGATCACTCATCCCTTCTTGCCCCCATCGACGCGGATTTCCTCAGTGCGATAGTTGCCAAGAGCTATCACGGTCCAGTCCCCAGACCAGCAGTCGCCGAAGATCACACATTGCGGTGTGCCTTCATCCGCTTGTGGAAATTCAATGTCGTCAAATGCTTCGGGCTTTCGTGGCTGCGCACTGGGCGCCATCGACGCACTGATGAGGGCCGAGAAGACAACAAGGAATATCTGCCAGATGGTTGTCGGGTCCATCGCTTCCCCTAGAAAACAGGCTGACCGTCGAACGGGCTGCGACCCGGCAAGTCTGGGGCGCCGCCGTAATTGTCGTAGTTTCCGAAAGCCTGGCAGTTGGCCGGCGTGAAGTTGCAGCCCGGCAGCACGAAGCCGGTGGCCCCCTCGAACAGTTCGCCGGGGTCGCCCTGCAACTGCAATCGAGTGTTCACGGAGTTGACGGCAGGCGCCACCTTGAAACTCGCGTCGATTGCAAGGTACTCGCTCCCACGCATCGGGTGAGTCCACACCACGAAGCCGTTGTTGAAGTAGCCAGAGTCGCGCAGCGTGCCGGCCAGTTCGATGTCAATCACGGCGCCGTTGATCTGCAGCACGACAAGCGCTTGTTGCCACGCAGCCTTGTCCACCTTGCATGTCAGCGGGTCGTAGAGGGCATAGGCGCAAGTACGCTGCCAGGCAAGGCGCAGACCCTCTCGATCAAGGCTACCACTGGTGTTCTGGCACACGATCTTGGCGCGGCCCGGCATAGGAAACCCGACCTGGTTGACTTCGCCAATGTAGGACACCAGCATCTCCCCGTCGCCGTGGTGCTTGGTGTACTGGATCATGGTGATCGGCGTGGATGGCGCCGAGACCATGTGAATCTGTGCCGGTGCGATCCACGACGGTACGTCCAGACTGAATGCGTCGTTCGATGTCTCGCCCGTGAACTTCACAGAGTCGGAACGGATCGCGGCTGCTGTCCATGTGATGCCGGCCGACGTGTAGTCAACATCGGCCGTTGTGTATCGCCAGGTGTTAGGTCCGAGCGTGAACGCATAGAACTCTGCCGGTTGTCCGAGTTCGTTCGATGTTTCGAGAATGTCGTATGCCATTTGTCAGGCCAAGTCGAATTGCAGACGAAGCACTCGGTTCAAGCCGACGTTGTTCAACTTGATCGAAGAACCGACGCCGCCTTGCAGCACGCGCTCGGTGTTGAAGCGATCTCGTTGCTGCCGGTAGCACAAAAACTCGCCGCGGATGTAGGCGAAGATGATGTCCGACTTCAATGCGAACTGCGTGAGTCGCTTGTCGTCCAGCGTAACCCGCGGGCTGCGCAGAGTAGATCCCCATGCCGTGGTGACGTAGTTGGTGACTGCCGAGTCATACCAACGCAGGAACACTCCACTGGGCGTTTCGTAGGTGACGCAGGGGCGCATGTTCTGATCAAAGCAGAACGAGAGCGATGTGATTCCCGCCTGGTTGAAGATGACGGTCGGTGCGTCACTATCGGCCTGCACGGCAACATCAGCCCCCGTCACGAAGCACTTCCACACCCGCACGTTGAGCCCTTGGCTCGGATCATTCAAAGCGAGACCGCCGCGCTCCCAATCCAGCAGGGGGCCGACACCCTGATCATCGGGTGGTATGTAGTCGGCGGGAATCGCAACCGACGACAGACGGTTCTCGGGAAGCATCAGATGGTCTTCCTGGCCCAAGTGCATTTGAAGTTGACGCTGAAGGTGTTCGTGTTGTCCTTCGGCATCGCAGGGTTGAGCGAGAACTTGAAGATGCCCATACTGGTGTGAGCACGCACGGCAGTCACGGGACTGATGACGCTCGGGCTGAATGAAGCGACGTACCCCCGCTCGTAGGAGTTGTTCACGTATGCGGCGCCGTAACTGAGGGTGCCGTCGCCGTTGAACGTCATACCAGGATCAAGCGTGATGCCGCCGAGATCGGCAGGGACACCACCGAGATATGCGCGAACACCGAACCAAAACGTACTCAGATCGTTCGAGCCGTTGCCGACAAACCTGTGCATGCTTGCCGCCCAATCGCCCACCTTGGCAGCACGCGATACCACAGCGTAGCTCACAGCATTGACAGTCAAAGACGCCGAGCCGTCCGCGGTAGGCCAGTATTGGCGGAACTCGTAGGTCACCTCCAAGATTTCATCGCTCAGGACGGTGATGGTCGTCGGGTCGCCAAGACCATCGACAATCAGCGCCCGCGAGAAACACGCACTGCTCGTCCAACCGACGCCAACCTCGGACAGATTGCCTGCTGCGGCACCCGCGGCAAAGCGGAACGTCCTGCGTGCATAGCAGTAGTTGCTGGCCAGTTCCGTACCAAACGATTCGGTGAGTATCGTGTCTGTGCTTGCCACGGGAGTCACCAATGAGGTCTGCCCAACCAGCGCTGCCGTCGAACTGCTGCCAACCATGCAATGACTCATGAAGCCGCCACTGCCGATTCGATTCAGGCCCGCGTCGAGGATCAGGTTCGGAAACCACTCGGCCAGCACACGCCGTGTGCCGTCGGGTCGGGTGGCTTCAATCCTGAATCGGCCTGAGAGTTCGAGTTTCATATTGATCCTTCTCATTCAAACCAGCGTTGCGCTGTTAACTTGGAATCCGATGTCGAACCCTTCAGGTCCGTAGTCATTCTCGATAACCGTCCTGACCAGTGTTGCGCTCAGAACAACAAACCCGATGTCGAACGCCTCATCGTTCATTGTCGTCGTTTCATAACTGACGGTGTGAACGAGAGTGGCACTCGTAACGATGAACTCGATGTCAACAGCTTCATCAAGCATCGTTGTATCTGCGTACCGAACGGTCTGCGTGTTGGTCATCGACGTGACGACGAAGCCGATGTCAACAGCCTCTCTGTCAATCTTCCAAAGCTGGGCGCCGAACACCACGAATCCAATATCAACGGCGTCAATGCTTTCCAGCGGATAGGTAAGGGATGTCGTGCCGCAGTCAATCGGCTCCATCTCGTACAGGTCCGCAGTACGAACCGCGACGGTCGTCAACACGGCACTGGAGTCATCGACCAGATGGTGAAGCTCGAAGCCGTCCTGATCGAAGCGCACCGGCAGCATGAACGAGATGCGCGATATTGCTTCAACTTCAGACAGCGCCACGTCGAGCTTCAGGTTCACACGGTCAATTGAATCGGTCAACTTCTCGAAACTGTCGATCTCGCGGTAGATCGTCGGACGACCGTCCGAGTATTCGATTGCGATCCAGTTGCGAAACTCCTGCTGCGAGCGCAGGTAGTCGAAGAAGCCTGCGCCACGTACATCGATGTAGTCAGCATTGATGTCGGTAATGGCCTGCATGTCGGCAGTGAACGACGGCATCCAGAAGCGAATCGCTCGACCGCGGGCCATGTCGATGAACTTGCGGAAGGCGACCACTTCATCACGTCCACGCAACTGCATGCCAGCGCGTACCGTGATTCGCTGCCGCTGTTCGGGGTCATAGACATCAATCGCCCCCGTGTCGTCCGCTGTGACGAAAGCTGTGCTGCGGTCGTAGCCGAACGAGATGTCTGTCCCACGATCAACGCGAAAGCGGAACACGGGGGAACAGTAGCCCCACGATGGCGCGAACAGCACAGGCTCTGCGTCATCGATGGTGAAGCGCAGCGATACCAGGCCAACCCGATCTGTCGGGTTGTTCATCGAAGGGTTGTCGAGGATGCGGGCAAGCAGCAGCGGTGTGATCCTGTCGCCAACACCCCATGTCTTCACGGGGGGTGCGACAAACGAGATGGTGTCGGTGCCGTAGTCAACCTCATCGATGACCAGCACTTCGTAGTTCGATGGGTTCTTGCCCATTGCCAGGCACAAACCGGCCGACCGGAACTCACGCTTCTCGACGGTATCTGCGGGGAATGTCAACGTCGAGCCGAGTGGCGCCTGCAGCGGGTATTGCTCGTGCCACACCGGCACCAGGCACAGGTTCTTGCCAAGGCCAACGATGAAGTTGTCGATGCGTGAGCGCACTGCATCATGCCGTGCGAAGGCAGCCTCAAATGATCGACGGGGCTGCGCACGCAACGCTCGACGCTGTTCGATGTCGGCTTCGCTGGGCAGAATTTCAGTGCTGTAGGCAATGCGCTCGATCACCGGGTTCGCCCAGTTCGGCAGCACCGTGAACACTGGCAAGTCAAGGCGCCAGTCGCCAAGTGCCGGCACGTCTGCATCGGC